GGTTTAGACAGGGTGTATAGGGCTATGAGTTCGATGATTTCAGATAATGATGGTGGTTGGTGGAATACAGTAAAAAGAGGTCTTGGACTACATTCCCGTACTCCTATAGCTGGCAATATATCAGCTACTGTGGACATTATTGTTTTATATAACAATAAGGTTCTATTAATCAAGAGAGGTAAGAATCCGTATAAGGATTATTGGGCTTTTCCAGGAGGTCGAGTTGAACCATCTAAGGATGTAGATCTATTAGCCGCAGCTAAACGAGAGTTAAGAGAGGAAACTTCATTAATAGATGTGGATTTACAATACATAACTACCATAGGAAATAATACTCGAGATCCCAGAGGTTTCTGTATTACCAGCATCTTCCTTACAGCACTTCCATGTCTTCCTTCGAATCCTATTCGAGCAGGTGATGATGCTATTGATTATGATTGGTTCGAGGTTGATAAACTGCCTGAGATGGCCTTCGACCATAAACAAATTTTAACATCAGTGCTATAAAGTGTTAACTACACAATATTGCTGCCGGAACTCAAACGCCAGCTCCGAGCTTCTCCGCGACGGGGCACAGGTAGCGCGTGAACACTTCCACGCGATCATTAGCCGCATGAACTTGCGCCAATTTGTGCCCTATGCCCCAAGAATCTAAGCTACTTTGTTGCGTAATAAATAATAACCAAAGAACAATAATAGAAGTAGAATCAATATCATACCCCAAGTATTTGTAGAAAAACTGGATGGCATATTACTGGGTATTTGCTGAACCTTATTACCACCAAGGTCTGATATTCTGGAAGGATATCTTATAGTTTCTGTCGTCTTTGGTATAACAGAGATAGCTGGCGGCTCATTGTTTACGGTGGCACTAGTGACATTTCCCATCTGCTCTGTCTTTACGGCTCCTCCATATTGGTCTATTGTTGGGTCAAATGGCTTGATAACAGTAATATTGGCATCTGGATCTTCATAAACAAGTCTTTGCATCATTCGTTCACCTTCTTCTGGTCCAAATAGTTCATATAGCAATTCTTGTGGTCCTTTTGTTTTCTTATTTAGTTGGGTTTGTACTTCATTATACATTATCATGATCCAACGGAAAAGAGCAGCACGACTCTTTAAATATTGATCGATAGGCCATCTTTTAAAATGCTCTGAATAATTAGCTCTACATACATCACAAGGCAAAGTATATGTAAGATGCTGAAAAAACCTATTATAGTTATGTTGAAAATTTATATCCGGATTATCGGGATAATCCGCTACCGAGCTGATAAGAAAGGTCCAACCTGCTTTTCCCCAAATTCTTGGATTAACCATTTTAAGGGTATTCCTCAATATATAATATTGGAGATATTCTTATCTTCAACATCTCTTTTTAGTTCTAAACCATTCCTACAAAACCTAATCTAGTACTTAAAATATATGTAATCTGTATATAGACTATGAATTGCGGTTTAGAAGAACATATATACAAATACTATATCCATCATGGTGTATCAGTCTATTTAGTAGCATCCAGGGATCATATAAATCCTGAATTATGGCAAGTTAGCGTCAAGAATCTCTACAGTCCTGGTAAAGATCTTGGTTTCGGTTCATGTCCCAATGTCTGCAACAACTGCTACTCTTTAGGCTGCCGTAATAATTATTGCATCTGTGCCAAACCTATGCCAGGCAGACCGCCAGTTTGTAAACCAGGTCAGATTAAACAACCCATTCCAGGTATCGACACTGGTATTGATAAATCATCTAATATTAAGATGACTACATCTGAACTTGACAGACTTATGAGAAGACTGGATACTAACAATGGTATTGACTTAAAACAAGGAAATATTATTTTATATTAATTAACGCGTATCATCCACTTCCATAGGTACAACATCATCTTCATCAGCAGGTTCTTCGGATTCTTCGGCTTCTTCGGACTCTTCTGATTCTTCGGATTCTTCGGATTCTTCTTCGGATTCTTCTTCGGATTCTTCTGATTCTTCTTCGGATTCTTCGGATTCTTCGGATTCTTCGGATTCTTCTGATTCTTCAGTTTCTTGAGCTTCTTCGGCTTTATTGGAATTATCAGAATTTGACTCTTTAGAAGGCAGTATTTTATCTGATTCTGTAGCAACATTTGTAATTTCTACTTTTTTTCCATTTAAACTTTGGTCAGAGTTAAATGAGTCATAGGATTTTTCTCCTTCTTGAGCTGAAGTGTCGTCGACCTTTTCCAGCGCTTCAAAAGTCTCTTGAACACCTGAACTGTTATTTCCAGAAAGACAGTTCTTAGCCCATAAACGGAGCTGAGCTTCGAAACCAGGGTTTGGTTGAACAATTTCTCTCTTATTTTGAACTAGTTTGAGTACTTCATCATATGACTTACCAGTGGATTTAATCAAATAAGCTATAACCACACTAGCTGATCGTGATATACCATAACTGCAATGTACGAGTACCTTACCTCCTCCATTGATAGCTTTTTGTATAAATTCACTTGATTCACGAAAATGTTGTTGTAAATCTTGTGTTGGGATGTCTTGTGCTTGTATATTCAAGTATTCGAAGTCTTCCGGAAATATAGGTGAAATTCCCAAGACTGTCGTAACTACGTGGGTTATTCCTATTTCAAGAAGCTTTTTACGATTGTGTGCCGATGCTAGATCAGATATCCATATATTCTCTGTAATTTGTGAGCCATTCCAAGTCGTGCTCCAATAACTTTGGAAATGGTTACGCAATTTACCTAGTAATAAATCTTTTATATACTGTAAGCCAAAACCAATGCTTTTCATATAGTCCCCTAATTCTGCATCCATTTTTTAAATAGAAAATTCCTTATCATATTGTTAATCATTATTTTATTATCGATCAAATTTTCTGTGTGAAGGGCTTTTTCCAAATCATAGTTTTTCATTATTATCTACTACTTGATTATCCTATCTTATAAAAATGAAACCTGGGTATTATGGCAATTAATATGGCAATTAGTATGGCTATTAGTATGGCTTCTATCAATAAGTCTGGTACACAAAATAAGTATGAGTATCTTAGCCAGTTTCACCCTTGTTTAACTATAACAGATAATCAGCTTAAGACATACGAGAAATCAGATAAAAATTTAGACTCCAGTGTCCCAACAACATCCCCGATTTCAGATAAATTTTCGGACTTAGAACTTCTAGCACTGAAGTATTATTGGAAATTAGATGCCTCTCTAACGAAGGATGTTTTACTAAAGAAAGTATCTGATAATTTCAAGCTTGCATCCTCTAGCCACGATACAGAGTACTTAGTCTTCTTGGAATCTTATTTGAAAAAAGAGGGTTATGAAATAGATCTCAAGAAAGAAGATATCAAAATAGAAGATATTCAAAACTGCATTAACCAGAAACCAAAGATTAAAATCCAAATTAGCGTAAAAGTACCTAGTGTATTAGGTACACTAGAAGCTAAAATAGAACCAGAATTAAAGACTCATTCTAAGACAAAGGCTAAACAACATGAACAGGCTCTAGCTATACAAAAGCTTCAAGAAGCTAAACAAGAAAGACTACTAAACGTTACAGATTCGTCCTATCTAAACGCGATAAGACAGATAGGCTATGAATTACCAGCTGATAATTCTATTGCCGCTGCTGCTTTAAGAAGAGCAATCATATTATATGCATCACAAAAAGATTTACAAATTGGTGTCCGTTTTAAAGTTGATGACAAACTAAAGTATATTTTAGGAGTTCAAGATTATTGCAGCTTTTTTGAATTAAAAGAAATATTAAGCAAGCGACTAGCGACCGTTATTACCTCGGTGGTCCAGAAAGATCTTAAACACGATAGTACACATATGTCATCTGATAATGTTTCAAATGTTCAAGTTCCTATATCTGAAACTGTTCCGACTGTTCCGACTGTTCCTACTGTTCCTACTGTTGCAACTATTCTTCCAACCATTCCATCATTAGTTTCTGGTACTCAATGCGTACCTTCTTCGGGTACTCAATACGTACCTTCTTCGGGTCAAAAAACAACGAATCGTATTCCTGTAAAGTTAGTTCAAAAGAAAATTATTTAGTCAAAGAGATTCTACTATCCACTTTTCCTCAGTTTTTAGAACTTCTTGAAGTTTGTGTCTAATGAAACATAGCTTCTAATCTGTTAAAATAGGAACTAGATTCTTATTAAAACTCATGTTTTTTGCTTTGTATTAAGAATTTTATCTACAAAAGCGTGTGGTGTAAAAGATTTTCTCCTACTAAATCAGAAGTATGAGAAAAACACAAAATCAGAAGAGTAAAGTTCAACGAGAACCAAACTTAGAAGAACTACAGACGTATCAAGACTCTAGACCAGAACCACAGGTATATTTCCGTACATACTCGTCTAGTTATTCAAATTTAAACGGCAAAGAATCCGTATATTCACAAGATCTTGAGTATCATAATGGCGAAGCTTACCTTACAACCTCGAAAGATGGGAAAGTTAATACTAAGAAGATTTCCCTAGAAGAATTAGAACATCTTTATCATCCAGATTTCTTAGATCTTCCTAGTGATACTCATAGAAGAAAAGCAATAAAGACATCACCAAAAAAAGCTAGTCCACCTAAGATATTACTACACGATCTCGCAATGACATCCAAACCCACCAAGAATATAAAACAACGAAAGCACTGAAGCACTTTAACGGTTCTACGGTATAATAGTTTGAAGCAACTACTTGGTGATTACGATCCTTAGCTTTGTTTTCCTCAACCTAAAATAAATTTTCAGACTAATTAAATATACTATTTATCTTATGTAAACATAAGATATAAAGTCGTAAAATATGGTAACCAAGACAAAGTTAGAAGCAGATATGGCTAGTAGTAGAGAACGGTATAAGGAATATTTAAGGGGTAAACGTGTAGCTATAGTGGGTCCTGCACCATCTATCTTAAATTCGAAACAAAAAGAGAAACTGGAGAATTATGATGTTATTGTGAGACTTAATAAAGCATTACCAGTACCACTTGATTTGATCGAAGATATAGGAGTAAGAACTGATGTATTATATAATTGTATGAATCCAAGTCAGGAATGTGGAGGTTATATTGACATAGATTTGCTGCATAAAAATGGTGTGAAGTTCTTGGTATCACCCTATACTGAATACAAGGAGTATCGTTTTGGTAAAGATGTTCTTGATTTTGCTGAGAGAAATTTAAAGAGCAATTCACCAATATCTTTCTGTCATATCGACAAAACATTATTTGCTCGCCTGATGGAGATTATGAAGTTACCAAACACTGGAGTAAATGCAATTATCGACGTTTTGCATCATGATATAAAAGAACTTTATATTACTGGTTTGACTTTTTTTAAAGGTGGATATGTAAAACAATATCGTGGATATTCTGAGAAACAAGTCTTAGCTCGCATGGCCAAGTATAACTTACACGACCAAGATAAGCAATTAGTCTATATGAAGAAGTTATTACGTAATAATCCTCGTGTGACCATGGACACAGCACTATCAGACATTATATACGAGAATGATAAAGTTCCAGTATGTATTGATAGTTCCATCGTACAGAATAAGATTATATCAACCAATCTAATAACCGTTATCACAGATCCTTTAAATCAAGCTCATATAAGGAATGAAAATAACATTCCCGAAACAGCGACAATCTTAGCTATTTCCAAGCCTAACGTAAAAGTTAATCAGCAGTCAGATCAAAACCAAAACCAAGCCCAAACAACAGGCTTAAAGGCTGAAACTAAGATAATACCTCTGAAATCACCAATCTCTGTTCCTCTAGCTTTAGCTGGTTCCACAAAAGTAGAGCCACCACGACCTAAAGAATCTAAACTATTAAAAGAGTCTAAACCATTAAAAGAGTCTAAACCATTAAAAGAGTCTAAACCATTAAAAGAGTCTAAACCGTTAAAAGAGTCTAAACCGTTAAAAGAGCCTAAACAAGTTCAAAATGCTAAACTTAAAGCCGAACAACTTAAGACACAACAACTTAAAGCCGAACAACTTAACGCCAAACAACCGAAGGAAGTTAGACCGCTAGTCCGTGATGCTAATACTAAAGTAACGAATAATAAATTGCCAAAAAGACCTACAAACTAACCGAATATGGTGCAAAAAATAGCGTCCTCCGGAGAGTCGAGTGAAAGAACGCCGTGATGGTCGTCGTCATGCACACTCGATGCACCATGCATTCCACAATGGTGATGGTTGAATCTTTAAAACTATTACGAGTTAACGACTTTGCTCTGAAAACTTAGCAAGTTTGTGAATTTTGTTGCAAAACGCTGCAGCAATGTTGCATAGGATCTCTCTCAACTTGAGAGATCCTAAAACATTGCATTTTGCTCATCCTTCGCAAAATTAGCCATTTTTATGGGCTAAAGCCACATAAAAAATTAGCCATTTTTATGGGCTAAAGCACTTTAGCCATAAGATGACCTTAGTAAATTGATATTATCCTTCCTTTTTACTCTGATTCCCAAAGTAAAATGTCATCAACCACTCACGATCTCGCTATAGTAAGAATACCAGGTGAGAGCTATTCATATACAAACCTCTTCTATCATAATAAGGATGATCTGGGTAATGATGTATATTTTTCTGTTAATGATACTGTCAGAAACCGTCTTGTCGTCTACAAGTCCGTCGCTCATACACAGATCCCAAAGGGCAGCATTGGTATAGGCCGTATAGTAAGAACTCAACTAAATCTTAAGCTGGGAGATGTGGTCAAATTTAATACTACCGCGAATATAGTCAAACGATTCGTACAGCTTTTAAAAATCAATGTAGAAATCTTTCGCAACAAAAAATCGGATAATAACAAAAGTAGCAGTAATAACGATAATGCAAACAATGCTAACAATGCGAACAATGCAAAGAAAGATGAAAAAGATATGGTCGAGCCAGTCATGTTACACCCCGAAAATGTCAGAGCAGCCATAATAAAAGCTCTGAGTGACTTCTATTTTAATCCAGGTCAACATCTTGTTATCAACTTAGATGGAATAGACCTCATTATGAAAGTTATGTTAGGGTCTCATTCAGGCTTCTTAAATAATAATTCAAAGATAGAGATTATTTCGGACGACCTTCTAACTCATATCGTCGACGAAGCTGGCATGAGTAAGGAACTCTTTCAGGCCAATTTTAGTTTTGAGAGCATCGGAATAGGTGGTCTTGACACAGAACTTAGTAGCATCTTACGACGAGCTATGAGCACACGAGCTATCTCGAACGAGACCGTCAATCGTCTAGGAATTAAACACGTTAAAGGACTAATATTATTTGGACCACCAGGTACTGGTAAGACCTTAATAGCAAGAAATCTGGGTAAGCTCTTATCCAAAACACCACCCATCGTAATAAATGGTCCTGAACTCTTAAATAAATATGTTGGTCAGAGTGAGGAGAATTTACGCAATATTTTTAAACCAGCTAAAGACAGTTATTTAAAGGACGGGGATAAGGCCGCCCTCCATATCTTTATCTTCGATGAGCTTGACGCTATATGTAGACAACGCAGTGCCTCGACCTCTTCTAACGTTGGGGATTCGATGGTCAATCAGCTGCTAACACTTATTGATGGTGTCCATCAACTGCCCAACATCTTCGTCATCGGAATGACCAATCGCTTGGACTTAATAGATGAAGCGTTGATACGCCCTGGACGCTTAGAGATCAAGATTAAGATTTCCTTACCAGATGAGAAGGGTAGGTTGCAGATCCTTCGTATACATACAGATAAGATGAGAAACAATAACATCGTGGAGAGCCTCGATCTTGATCATTTGGTTAATCGAACAAAGAATTTTAGTGGTGCTGAGATAGAAGCTGTTGTTAAGAATGCAGCTTCCTATGCCATCTCAGATTTTCTCACTTGCACGAGTGATAACGGAAGTAGCAATAGTACTAGTATTCGTAATAACAGTAAACTTTTAGAGAAAGACATCGTAGTAACAAAGGATCATTTCGAAAAAGCTGTCGATGAGATCGTTCCCAGTTTTGGGAATAAGGAGATCGGGGTGGGTCAAGATCTACAAAGTTTAGATGAAACTAATTTAGCAACCTGCGTAGCTATATCAGAGTTGATACACGGAAGTTCTACTAGCAAGGACGCAGCTTCTAATAGTAAAATGGTCTCCATCCTACTTACGATGAGTCCCAAGACTGGTAAGACACACATTATGAAGCATTTATGCAAGATGGTAGGTAAGATTGGTTACATCAAGATGATACAACCTATCGATCTGTTGAAAAAGAATGAAATGGGCAAGTTAGATTATTTGACGCATATAATTGAGAGTGCATATGAAACGAATCAGAGTCTGGTAATAATAGATGATGTAGACATAATGTTGGATTTCATAGATATTAGGGGTCATATCAGTTTCTCTAACAGGTTATATCAGGTTATAAGGACCATTTTGAAGACGATACCTAAACATCGTTTCTATTTTGTTTGCACGACATCTAGTCTGCAGTTAACAGATTTTATATCACATGATTTTAACGTGGTACTTCCTAACCCGCCCAGTCGCTCTGACACACTCAGTTGCTTAGCCGCTCAGCCGCTCAACTACTAGATGTTCTGAAATAGGTGTACATATATTATGAAGCAAAATGATATATTAAATTCTTGTTGTGTTGAACAACACGTTAACTCCAAGTCGTGCATGTCGACGAAGGGCGTAAATACCTTTGAAATGAGATTGATATTAGAGGAGAACTTTAGAGCTATTAAAAAGAATAGATCAATAAGTTTTCAATCTAATATTAAGAGGTTATGGGTACCCGTTTATTTGATCAATATACTTTGCTACACTTTGCTGTGGGTATCCTTGCTTATTTTTGGGGTATTTCATTCTTTAACACTTTCATCATACATACCATATTTGAATTAGTTGAGAATACTCAAGTTGGTATGAAATTTATTAATACTTACTTCAAGGGAATATGGCCGGGAGGAAAGTCATATGCTGATAGTGTAACAAACTCAGTTGGAGATACGATAGGTATTCTTATAGGCTGGTTAGTAGCCTATTATTTTGATTGGCTTGGTCTTAAATATGGATGGTACGATCCCCATCTAATAAAATAGGATAGAACTATGTATGACTTATTAGATTAATATAATATCATCAACACTAGCTAGTAAATCATTTGTGGATCCACCATTATATTGTTCTAGTTTATATGGTCCCACTTCTATAACATAATTAAAGTTTGTGTCATTAACACTAGTCTGAATAAAGGCTTCCTTGTCTGGGTTATCATCATCGAATAGACTATCATGATTGGCATCTAAATCGTTAGTGCCCCAGGTATATTTAATTAAACCTGGACCAGTCACTCCAAAAATCTGAAATAAATAGCTTAAAAACTCTGATGGTGATCGTTGTGCTGTATTCCCAAAACTTTCATAAGTTCTAAAACGACACTGATTGAATAGTGGTCTTAAATCAGTACAAAATTTTCTAGGTACTGTCTCGCCGCTCAGAAAATATTCCAACATATTCTCCAAAACTCCTCTAATTTTCTGTTTTACTTCTTTTGGACAAACATATTCTGGTTTATTCTTATCTTTAAAGTCTGTAAGTGGGTTATTGAGCAATAAATTAAGTAGATATTGATTTGATAATGAGAATATGGCTAAAAGAGTACTATCCATATAGCAACTATTAGAAAAATACTGAGGTCCCAGAGTAGCACAAGGACTAAAAGGAGATTCTACTTCTTGGTCAGCATTAGTATAAAAATGTAAAACACCATTCGTAATAATATCTTTCCTCTTCTTTAATAACTCTTCATGTGAAGTTGCTATTAATGTGATTCTAGGTTGTATATCATCATAAGCATACCAGTTATCACTATCCGGAACTTCTGGATCTGAACAGTTGAAAACAGTAGTATAGTGACCACCAGCAGTTCCTCCAGAAAATATGACAGTTGCTTTATGTATAAAGGATGCATCACCTATTCCTATGTAGTGAGTAGGTTCGATGCGTGATTTATTGACTCGATCGCCTAGCTGTCTTTCGAGATTGAAGATTAAAAATGGTACTTCAGGTTGAACATTACGATATTCTAATTTCCTAATGTATCCTTGTGGATTGGTGTCAGAAAAGAAATAATCAGGACCTTCTTCTAGCAAATTTTTATATATTTCTTCTAATGCCACAACATTTTTAGGTTCCTTAACTTTTTCAATTGCATTTTGTCCTTTAATACCAAAATCTGTGGTTATTCTTTGTCGCCAAAATTCAGTAGAACCACAAAGCTTTAAATATAATGTTTTATTAGTCTGACATAATTTTTGAAGATCATTTATATCAAAATCCTTTACAATGTTCCAAATTATTTCTGGTTTCAGATCAGATAAACTATTCTTATCAGTTCCCAATTCCTTTAATTTCTTTACTATTAGTTCAGTACCAAGTAACTCCTTTTTCATCTGACTTTGTTGTCTGCCTGGACTAGTAACTTTCTTAGGACTCACAGGTTTTAAAGGACTACTAGGTTTAGCGCTTACAAATTTGGGAGGGCTGGGTACTTTTTGTGGTGGACTCATAGGGGTTTGAGTTTTTTTGCCATACATGGGTGGTGGAGGTGGCAATCTAGCTCCTTTTTTACTAGTCGTAGCAGATGAAGCAGCTGTGGATGTTGTTGAAGCAGTTGAAGCAGTAGATGAAGTTGCTGAGGAAGCCGATGAAGCAGCTAAGGAAGGTGCTAATGAACTGGAAGATGATGGAATTGGAACTTGTATGTCGCCTACTATGAATGAGCTAGCCAATTCTTGTTGTAAGTAAAATTCTCTTAGTCTAGCACAGAGAGTATCTTTAGATAAACCGGTGTATGATACGTTATAAAGTTTAGCTAAATCTTGTAATTCTTTTAATCTAAAGTGATCGGGACCAACCGCGGTCCCTTCGCATTTTCTATCAAGTAAGAATCCAGGTCGATTCATATACTATTATAACCGAAAAAAAGTAAATAATGGATGTTATAGATGAAAAACCTCATATTGATGGATGTTGATGGTACTATAGCAGCTTAGTCAGAAAATATCTGCTGTAACCAGACAGGCTCTGGAGAGAATTATTCTATCTAATGAGTATGAATTAGGTATTGTTGGAGGTAGTAAATATGTGAAAAATATTGGAAATACTCAGGCAAAATATAAGAATACTCAAGTTATCCCAAGTTAGATTACTTTTGACAGGAAAGGTCTTAACAGGAAAATTGATGCTAGGACTCATATCCTATCATCAATATCTAAATCATATGTTGGACCCAAATGCGACGAAATACCCACATGCAACAGTCGTTGTTCCCTATGATGCTACATTGAATCAAACAGATATTGCTACGAACAAGAATAAGTTTTACATTATCCAAGTATTAAATCATGGTTCTGGAAGTACCGATTATAGTCTTTATACCCGCTATGGCAGGATAGGAGAGGTAGGTGTTATATCTTATACATCAACTCTATCGAAAGCTTCAATCATAGACAAATTTAAGACGACTTTTAAATCTAAGACAAAGAATGCATGGATGGATGCATTCGGTACTCCTACTGCAACTGCTGGTAATGATGTATCTAAATTTGTGAAATATGACGACAAATACTTCTTATGCCAAAAATCCTTAGCCACACCAACTATGTCAACTACCACGAACATCCCAACAACCACTAGTGTTCCAGCTATTCCCACAACTACTCCTACTATTTCAGCTGCTACTCCTGCTATTTCAGCGACTACTCCTGCCACTATTTCAGCGACTACTCCTGCTATTTCAGCGACTACTCCTGCCACTACTACTTTATCTTGTACAACAAGTACTTCTACTCAGGTTGTAATGACACCTACAAGTGTTGCTTCTATTAAGCCTATCTTAAAACCAGTGATAATTCTTAAAAAGCCATCAGGGGCGGAAGTAACAGGAGCAGGAACAGGAACAGGAACAGGAACAGGAACAGGAACAGGAACAGGAACAGGAACAGGAACAGGAACAGGAACAGGAACAGGAACAGGAACAGGAACAGGAACAGGAACAGGAACAGGA